AAAGTAGGGTTGAAAAAAGGAGAATTAGATGTATTAGATGGTTCTCCACCGTGTTTTGAAAAAAATGTATTAGTAATGACTGATAGTGGGTATAAAAAAATTAAAGATATAACTATTAGTGATAAAGTATTAACTCATACAAACACTTTTCAACAAGTAGAGCAAACTTTTAAAAGAAAAACAAAATATATTTATGAAATAAAAGTAGCAGGTTCACCAATGTTTAAAGCGACAGGTAATCATCCTTTTTATGTAAGAAAAAAAACTCAAATAACTTTAAACAAACGATGGAAAAATAATAGAAAAAAGAAAATAAGAGCTTTTGAAAAAGCAGAATGGAAATTATTAGAAGATATAGATACCTCTTATTATGTAGGAGTTGCTATAAATAAAAATAAAAAACTTCCTGATTATAAAGGTATAACTATCAATCAAAATCAATTTGATAAAAATGATATTAAAATAAACACGTTGCCTTTAAAAAACAAAGATTTTTGGTGGATAATTGGAAGATATTTGGGAGATGGATGGGTTAGACATGAAGAATATACTTCTAATAAAAAAAATAGATATAATTTTATTATTTGCTGTAACAAAAATAATAATGAAAAAGATATTATTATAAAAAAAATATCTAAACATTTTAAATATAGACTCTTAGAAAGACGAACTGCATTTAGAATTACCATAGACAGTAAAGAATTAGTTTATTTTGTAAATCAATTTGGGAAAGGAGCAAAAAATAAAAAATTAACATCTACTATTTTTAATTTACCAAATTCTTTATTAAAAGAGTTTTTAAATGGATATTTTAGTGCAGACGGATGTAAAAGAGTTTCTAAATTTAATATTAGTATACAAGGAAGTTCTTCGATTAGTCTTGAATTAACTATGGGTATTATCGCTTGTGTGCATAAAGTATATAAATCATTTTGTAGTTTTAGTACACCCAAACATAACAGTACTCATAAAATTGAAGGAAGAACTGTTAATGTTTCTCAATCTTATGGTTTGAGATTTGATACAAATATAGATTATAGAGATGAAGCTTTTTATGAAAATGGTTATTTATGGGTACCTTTTAGAAACAAAAAAAAGATTATATGGAATAATTATGTTTATAATCTAGAAGTTAAAAAAGACCAGTCTTATACTATTTTCAATCTAATTGCTCATAATTGTGCTTCGTTCTCTACTGCTGGTAAAAGAGAACAAAAATGGGGACAAGTAACTAAGTATAGTGATGTAGAACAAAGATGTGATGATTTGCTCTTTGAATATGCAAGAATATTAGGAGAAATACAACCAAAAACTTTTGTAGTAGAAAATGTTAAAGGTTTAGTAATGGGAGAAGCTAAGAAAGTTTTTAATGAAGCTAAGAAAGAATTTGAGTCAAAAGGGTATAATGTAGCTGTAAGATTACTCAATGCAAAATATTTTCAAGTTCCACAAAATAGACCTAGAATTATTTTCATTGGTGTTAGAAAAGATTTAGATGTTCAGCCATCCCACCCAAAACCTCAATATGCAATTATCCCAATTAAAAATGTTTTAAAAGATGTTGTAAGTACAGAAAAAGAGATAGAAGATTCAAAATACCCTGAACATTATTCTGTTATGAAGTATTTGAAACAAATGAAACCCGGAGAGTCTGGTTCTGATTATCATGAAAAAGGTTCTTACTTTGGTTTAATAAGATTACATTGGGATAAACCTGCAAACACAATTCTACAAAGTGATGCAAAACACATTTCTTGCAGTGCAATTCATCCAGACGAACATAGAAAATTAACTATACCTGAATTAAAGAGAATATCTACCTTCCCTGATGATTTTAAATTGCTTGGGGATTATAAACAAAACTGGGAAAGAATAGGTAGAGCAGTACCACCTAATATGATGAAAGCTATAGCAGAACATATTAGATATGAAATATTAGACAAAATAAATAACATAAAAAATGATTATAGTCCTCCTTATTATAATGAAGAACTTAAAAAAACTGGACAGTTAGGGTTTGATTTTGGAGAGGGTTTTGAAAAAGGGTTTAAGGAGTACAAATAATAATGATAAAAGTCATAATATTAAGTATATGTATTTTTCTATCAGGGTGTACTAAATTAGAACCTTATGAACATACATTTAAAAAAGGTGATTTTGTTAGAATAACACTAGATGGTCGTAAAGGACAAGTAATGAACTGTTATTTATATAATGAGAACCTTTCTGTGCGTGTAGCAGGTGATTCTTATGATGCACCATTACTTGGTGGTAAAGTAGAGGTTCAACCCTATAGCTATGTTATTTTTTCTGACTGGGAATTGGAGAAGTGGGATTAATGAAATTAAAAAAATTAACAGAAAAACAATTAATAGAAATAGCTTCTTGGATTGATAATGAAGGATTTTGGTATGGGTTTGCTCATTGGGGAATAAAACCAGAAGGGTTATTAAAAAAACAAGAAGATATTGATAGAGTTAATGAAGCTATAAAAACATTAATAGAGTTTGAAAATATTTGTCCACAACTTTAAGAGAATATATGAAAACTAAAATAAAAAAAGTTCATTATTGTGAATATTGCAAAAAACATGGATTGAAAGGTCCTAACATAGAACGTCATGAACAACATTGTACAGGAAATATTGATAGAACATGTAGATTATGTGGAAGAACAGAAAGTGTAAGAGAATTAGTAAATATATTGAAAAGAAAATGTTCTATTGAAACTGTAAAAGTAGATGTTAGCGAAAGTTTCCAAAATGAAATACAGCAGAAGGTAAAAAATCCTAAAGTAGAAGATATTAAAGATGTTATTGAAAATGACTGCCCTGCTTGTATATTAACAATTATAAGAGGGATTGGTTTACAACATTATCCTTATGAAATAAAGTTTGATTATACAGAAGAATTAAAGAAATGGTGGGCTAATAAAAACGAAGAATCTTATCAATCAGAAATGCGAGAATGGACTAGCTAAAATGCAAAAAATTAAGACTTTAATTTGTAAACTTTTTGGACATAAATGGAATAGAAAGAATTTTTCTAAAGATTCATATACACAGTTATGTTTTAGATGTGGTAGACAAGAATGGGGTGGACCTGCTGATGAATGTTTCTAATAATAAAGGTAAAATAGTATTTGTAGATTGGGGTATAATAATGTTTCGTTCAATCTTTGCTCATGCTAGAGATAAAACAATTCCCTCAACTCGTACAGCAGTAGCTATACTTATAAGTAACTTAAAGAAAGTTGGTTTAGATAAAGAAGATTTAGTAATTATAGCCGCTGACAGTCCAAAAGGTTCATGGAGAAAAGAAGTTGATGTAGCTTATAAAGCAAATAGAAAAGAAAAAAGACAACGAGTTGATATTAATTGGAAAGAACAATTTGCTGCTTTTTGGAATTTACTTGAAAAATTAGAAATGTATACTCCTTTTCATACAATTTCTTTATATAAATTAGAAGCAGATGATATAATAGCTTACGGGTGTAAAAAATTTAAGGATAAAAAATGTGTGATAATAAGTAGTGATGGAGATTATGAACAATTATTTATCTATCCTAATCTTGAGATATTTAGTCCATCTTCTAAGCGTTATAAATTATATGTAGACCCTTATAAGGTATTGGCTAAGAAAATACAAAAAGAAGCTTCAGATAATTTAATTACTCCTATTTTGAATGAAAAAGATTTTGAAAGAAGAAATAAAATTGTTAATTTAATGACCTTACCAAAAGAAATAGAAGAACAAATAGAAATTCATTTAAATCTTTTTCCTGAAAAAAACTGGATGATTGAAAATTTACCTTATCAATCATTACATAATAGATTTGAAACAATATATGAAACAGACAAACTAGCAGGTGTTAGAAGATATGGAATAAAAGAAAGATGGGAAAAAGCTAGAAATAAAATAGAAACTACATATACAGATGAAAATTTGTCAAAAAGAGGTATAAATATAATAGCGTGTTGGTATCCCGATAAAAATAATGGATGGATTAAAACAATAGAATGGGAAAATGTAAGAAAAAAAGAACTGAAAGAACAAGTAGTAAAAAAGCGTTTAAGAGAGAAACGCAAGAAAGGAGACAAAAACAATGGATAGAGAACAAATTGTTGAGATAGCTCTCCAGAGAATAAGAGAAGAAGAACAAGCAAATAATGTTATTAAAACAGTTGAAGAAGCAGAAATAGATTCATCAATAGACTTTGTTATTAAACTAATCAAGGATATCAATAAAGGCGAAAAAGCCAAAATAGTCCTTGACAAATACCAGAAAGGGGAGTATAATGGAACTGAAGTTAAAAATGAGACTAAATGATAAGCAAGAAATAGAAATGACTTTTGATGGAGCTGATTTAGGAGATGTTATTTTAAAAGCAAGTCCTTTACTAGATTTTAATGGTGAGTGTAGTTTTTGTAAAAACAGTAATGTTCAATTAAGAACAAGAACTGCAGGTGAGGGGGGAGAATTCAAATATACAGAATTTTTATGTAGGGAATGTGGTGCTAAAAGGCAAATGGGTAGACATAAATCAGATAATTCATATTTTTTAAAGCAATGGGAACCAAAATATGAAAAGCCTGCAGGTGCTGCTCCAACAGAATAGGAGTGTAAAATGAAAGTATGTGCGGTTAGTGCGGATAAAAAGTTTTTAAGATTGGGAGAAGATTTTAACAATTCACGATGGTATGAAGTAACTGACGAAGTTGCAGAGATTACAAAAAATCTTATTTCTGGAGATATTGTTGAAGTAGAAGCTGATAAAAAAGATGGGGGAAAATTGTTTCTAACTACAATAAAGAAAATAAGCAGTGGTCCCGTTTCATCAACTAGCAAATCTAAATATGCTTGTGAAAAATGTGGTAAAGCTTTAAAAGATGATTCTTATCCAACTTGTTATACTTGTAGCATGAAAGAAAAAAATAGCCCAGAAAATCTTGATAAAGAAGCTAAAAAACAAGAAAGCATTAGAAGACTAGCTATTGGTAATATGACTTCTAGAGCACTAATTGCATTACAAGGTCAAATTGAAATAAATAATATTAATGCTGTAGCTGAAACTCTTTATAAAAAGTTTCAGTCATTGGTAACAGATTAATGGATATTTTAAAATATAGTTTAGAATATTTGGAAAAAAAGTTCGAAGAAATAAAAGTTAAGAAAAATGTAAAACTTCCTCAATTTTGGTGTCCATTGTGTCATAAAATAGCTTGTCAAATAATTCCACATAGTGGATATAAGATGATTTGTCATAGCTGTGGTAATGGCAAGAATATGGGCACCATAATTGCTGTTATGAAAAAACTTTGTAATATGAGTGAAAATGAAGTTGTAAAAGATATTAAAGAAGTTTTAAATTTAGATATAATAACTGCCGATGACCAAATTGCAATATTAGATTTTTATGAACAACATAAATTTGATATGGTTCCAATAGCAAGAAATCAAAAGGTACCTATAGAAAAAGGGTGGACTACTAAACATCATAAACATAAAAGAGAATGGGCAACATGGTTACAAGAAGGTCTTAATATTGGTGTAAAAACAGGTGAAATTAGTGGAATTACAGTTATAGATGTAGACCAAAAAGAAATACCTGAAGAGATAAAGTCTTTGTTATTGAACTCTAAAACATTATCTCAGATAACAACAAAAGGTTACCATTTTTTCTATAAATATTTAAAAGAATTTCCAAAAACTAGAATATCTGAATTAAAAATAGATATAGAAAATAATGGTGGGCAAGTTGTTATATCTCCGTCATCTATTGATGGTGTACAAAGAAAAATTAACTTAGCAGAAATACAAGAAATGCCAAAAGAACTAAAAGAACTTTTATTATCAAAAGTTGCTTTGAATTCTCCAAATATTGATAAAGAAAATATAGAAGGGCAAGTTACTAAAAAATATAATTTTGCTCTTATTAAAGAGGGAGAAGGAAGAAATGATTTTTTAGTTCGAATGAGTGGTATCTTTAAAAAACATTTTAATAAAAATCAGATTGTAATATTAGTTAATATTTTAAATAATGTTTGTTGTTCTCCACCATTGTCACAGATAGAATTAAATTCTACTATTGTTAAAACTATAGAAAAATTTACAGGTTTTGATGAAAAAGAATTAGCAAATGAAATAATAAAGTATTTAAAAGATGTAGGAGAATCAAACAAACCTGAAATAGAATTAGCTGTTAAAGGAAATTTTACAAAAGGTGCAGATAAAACTAAAATAGGAAAAGCATTAAATTTTCTTATTAAAGAAAGATATATTTCAAAAAGTGGAAGAATTTATCAATTAGTAAAAAAAGCAGATTGGAAAGAAAACTTTGTAGATGCAGGTACTAAAATAAATTTCAAAATGCCTTATTTCGATGATTGTGCTATTTTTCGTAGTGGAGATATGATAGTTATAGGTGGAAAAAGTGGACAAGGAAAAAGTCATATAGCAATTAATATAATGAAAAGATTAATTGAAGACAATATAAAACCTCATTATATTACTTTAGAGAGTGGGAATAGATGGGCAGTAATATCAAGACAGTTAGGGTTAAAAGAAGGAGAGTTTGTTTGGGATGAACATTATAGCCCTGAACATATAGAAATAGAAAAAGAAGTAGTAACAATCATAGATTGGTTACTTCCTAAAGATTACGCAAATACTGATAAAATATTTGAATATTTTTCACAACAGTTATCAAGACAAGGAGGAATATTAATAATATTTGTTCAGTTAAGAGGAAATGGTGAATTTTTTGCAAGTGATATGATACAATTCTTTCCTGCTTTTGTTTGTAAGTTTTTATATGAAGAAGAAGATAATACAAAAAGTTATTTTGAATTAATAAAAATAAGAGAAAGATTAAATAATTACAGAGTTGAAGGTAAGAAAGTTCCTACCTTTTTTGATTGGGATACTAAAGAATTAAAAAGAGTAGACGAATTAGATGAATATAGTTAACAACATGGTATCTGTAGCTTAAACGGTTAAAGTGCTTGGTTGTGACCCAAATGCGATACCAGTTCGATTCTGGTCAGGTACCCCAAAAAGATGAAATGAGGCAATAATGAGAAAAGAAATTAAAGACAAGAAAAGAACTCGTTGTAACTGTGACTGTAAAGCAGATATTAAGAAAAAAGTATCTTATTATAGAGATGGTAAATATTATAAAAGTATAAGTCATTATAAAAAGATGAAGAAGGAGAAAGCAAATGCCAAATCGTAGACATGGTGGTTCAAGTCCTAGAAAACAACAATTATATCAACAACATGCTGAAATATTAAGAGAAAGAAGACCTTTACAAATTCAAACAAAGTTGAAAAAAAAGGTAAAAGAGTTACAGAAATTGCACCCAGATAATGAATATCAAATACAGACTGTCCAAAATAAAGAAAAAAAAGAAATTAAAATAATAAAACTGATAGCAGGTAAAAGATATAAAAAATCTAAAGAACAAAGAATGAAAGAAAAACAAGAACGACAGAAGGGAAATTAAGATGTTAACAAAATGAAAACATATAAATGTAAATTATAAGGTAAAACTGTAGTACTTAATGCACATCATAAAAAAGGGTTTGCTAAGTTATTAAATTTTTATAAAATTAAAACATTAGAAGAAGCAATATCATGTAAAACATTATGGGATTTAGATATTGGAAAAACTTTATGTTTAGTATGTCATAATAAAACTAAAGGAAGAGAGGTGTTCAATTAACATTTACCTTGCAGGATATATAAGTGGAAACAAGTTAAAAGAATGTTTAGAATGGCGTAAAAGAATTAGAGAGTATTTTGATTTAAAATCTAAGTGGCATGGGTGTATTAATTTTTTAGACCCATTAAATGGAAAGAAATTTGAAGATATAGATAATAAGGGATTTAAAAGTAATATTCCTGGAAAAGCTTTTGTTAAACGAGATTATAAATGTGTTAAAATATCAGATTTACTTATAGTAAATTTAAATACTTTTGGAGAACCTAGACCATTAACAGGTACTATCTATGAATTAGCTTGGGCTTGGTTTCATAAAATTCCAGTAATAGTTATTACTACCGACCCAAACTATCTAGAACATCCTTTTATTATAGATACTGCATGTATTATAGTTTCTAGTATAGAAGAAATTTTTGAAAAAGAATATATCGAATATTATTATCGTGGATTAGTATCTGCAACTTATTAAATTATGAACTATTGTAAAGACTGTACATTGATTATAATAAAAAAAATAATAAGACCCAAAACTTGATTACCTTATGTAAATCTTGTAATGTTAGAGCAAATTATAACCGTGAATATTATAAAAACAAATTTAAATATAAAATATTAGTATCAGCGGAGTATTAAAATGAATGAAATAGCATGGAGAATAATTAACGGATTTTGTGGGGCTTGTGGATTTGGTTTTTTTATAATTTTCATATTTGGCACTTTTAAACCAAAATATACTATTTTGTTAGGGTTAGTTGCAGGGTTATTGGTACTTCTTGCATTATTATTTGGGAAATATTTTTTCTCATATTAATGAATTTTTTACTTGACAAAATAAACAAGTTATGTTATAATAGTATCAATAAATAAAATATAGAAGGGAAGGAGAAAATAAAATGAATCAAAAAATTAAAGAAGTTGACATTGTAGAAAACAAAATATGGGAAATAGGAAGATATACTATAGTGCAAGTTAAAGATTCTTCTGGGATTAGAGCAGTTGGTTTGTCCAGAAAATCACAATCAGATAAACATTATAATAAAGAATTAGCTTTAAAAATAGCTAATGGGAGAGCATTGAAATCCTTATCTTTAAAAAAAGCAAAAAAATCTGTTTATCATCCTCTTATGGGATAAATGAAAGGAGAAAAAATGTATTGGATTCTAATACCTGTAGGAATAGCACTTGTACATTGTGTAAATTGTTTAGTAGTAAAAGGAATAATATGGACTATATATGAATTGTTTAATTATTCTTTGTATGGTAAATTTTGGCCAGTATATGTTTTATTAGTGATAATAACTATGTTATTAAAACAAATAGGGCCTATAAAAATCTTTCCAGAAGGAGACAAAAAATGAGAAATTTTCAGCTACCGATAGATTACAAACCCTACATTGATAAATATTTTCTTAGAGCAAAAGAAGTATTGCAAAAAGAAGACTTAAACCCTATAGTTAAAGCTCAAGTATTCATTAGAAGAGGAGATTGTCAAGTTTATGGTATTGATGAAGCTATAGCTATACTTACTAAATACGCCAATACAAAAAATCTTGAAATTTGTGCTTTAAAAGAGGGTAGTCACTTTGAAGATAAAGAATGTTTAATGACTATTAAAGCTCCTATTCAGGATATTATAGATTTAGAAACTATGTATTTAGGAGTTTTAAGTGCAGAAACTACTTTGCAAAATGGTGAGAATGATATTGATTTAGTTTCTATAAGAGATAATATGAAAAAAATTGTAGAACTAATTGATGGTAGACCTGTATCATATTTTGGAGCAAGACATTGGAGATATGATAGAGATTATGATATAGCAAAAGCTTGTCAAGAAGCAGGTGCTAAAAATTGTTCTACAGATATAGGTGCTAAAGCTTGGGGAGATGATGCTAAAGGTATTGGAACCATTCCTCATGCATTAGAAGCTATTTATCATTGGAAATATGGATTAAAAAGAGCAGTTGTTGAATCAACTAAAGCTTTTGATAAACATATGGCTTGTAATATTCCTAGAATAGCTTTGATAGACTATGCAAATAGAGAAATAACAGATACTTTGTTAACAGTTAATGAAATTCCACATTTGTATGGTATAAGAATAGATACTTGTGGAGAAAATTATATACAAGGTCACATTGTAATTCCTCAAGATAGTGGAGATGATATTTATTCATTTAGTAAAGGAGTTTCATTATTTGGAACATTTATGTTACATAATATCTTAAAAGCTGAAGGAAATTATAAAGTAATGCTTTCTAGTGGTTTTGGTAACCCAGAAAAAATAGAAAGTTTTATAAATGCAGAAAGAGAACTTGGTTATCAAGTATTTGATGGTCTAGGTGTTGGTGGTATATTTGAATCTCGTATATCTACTATGGATATAATAGAAGTAGATGGTCAAAATATACATAAAGTTGGTAGACTACCAAAAGATGTTTCTAAACTAGAAAAAGTTGTATAATTTAAATAATATAAAATGGAGAACATTATGAATATGAATGCTTTAGAAGCAGATAGATTACTAGTTTTAGCTGAAAAAATTGCAACTCAAGCACATAAAGGACAATTCAGAAATGATGGAGTTACTCCTTATATAGAACATCCAAAAGCAGTTGCTAACTCATTTTATAGAAGTTCTAAAAATAATTTGCCACGATGTAATTTTGAAGGAAAAATAAGTGCTTGGTTACATGATGTTATAGAAGATTCTGATATTACCTTAGCCGATTTATTGAATAAAGGTATCCCTTTTGAGATAGTTAATACTGTTGAGACATTAACAAAAAGAAAAGATGAAGATTACTTAGATTATATATTACGAATAAATCAAAACTCAGATGCAATTCCAGTAAAACTAGCAGATTTAAAACATAATATGAAAGAATGTAAAAATAAACATCAATTAAGGAAATATCAATTAGCAACATTTATTTTGGAGAAACTTTTATAATGTCACAAGTTATATTTCAAAAATTTATTTGTAGAGAAGATGTGCAAAACAACCCTGAGGTAGTATACTTATTTGGTGATAATGATATGTGAATTGGAAAAGGGGGCCAAGCTAAAGCTATGCGAGGAGAACCAAATACTATAGGAATTAGAGTTAAAAAAGCTCCTCTTACTGATAAAGAAGTTTATTATACAGACAAAGAATTTAGTCAGAATGTTTTAAAAATTGAAGCAGATATAAATAATGTTTGTAAAGTATTAAATGATGGTCGCATAATAATAATACCTTCTGATGGAATAGGAACTGGTTTAGCAAGATTAAAACAATTTGCTCCAAAAACTTTAGAATTTTTACAAAAAAAATTAAGAAACATTGCAGAGGACTATAATGAGATATGGAATAGTAGGGAATAGAAAAGGATGGGATAAGAATTTTGTTTTTAATATTCTTTCTAAAAAGTTTAAAATAAACAGTGATGATATAATTCTATCAGGTGGGGGAAATGGTATTGATACTTATGCTCAAGAATATGCTAAAAAAGTTGGTTCTTTAATGATAATATATTATCCTAATCCAAAAATATCTAGCCCAAAAAGATATTTTGACAGAAATAAAGATATAGCAAATAGTTGTGATATATTAATAGCTTTTGACAAAGGAAGTTCATCAGGTTCAGGAACATTAAATACAATTAATCATGCTAAAAGAATAAAAAAAGCAGTAACAGTTATAAAGGATATAAAATATGTTTAACATTAAGGATAAAAAATGACCGAGAAAAAAATATTATCTGAAATAAATTCTAAGTTAGACTATATAATATCTAAGATACCAAAAAGTTATATAGGTACTATAGTAGGCAATCCTATGAATCCTATGAATCCAGGACATTATTATGAACCTAAAGAAGACCCAGAAAATCCTATAAGGCCTTCTGAAAGGAACAAACCATGAAGATAGGAATATTAGGTGGTTCTTTTGACCCACTCCATAATGGACACTTATATTTAGCAGAGTGTGCTAAAAATTGGTTGAAACTGAATAAAATTATTTTTGTTCCTTGTAGTATTTCACCTTATTTAGATAAAAAAATAGCTACTTCTAAACAACATAGATTAAATATGTTAGATATGTCTATTAATAATAGTTATATGAAAGTTGATGATTATGAAATAAAAAGTAAGGGTATATGTTACACTATAGACACTATTAAATATTTAAAAAAGAAATATAAAAAAGATAAATTATATTTAATTTTAGGTCCCGACTGTGAAGACACGTTTAGCACATGGAAAGATGTTGATAAAATTACAAAATTAGTTAAACCCATGTTTGCAGGTCGGAATATTCCAATAATACATTTAGATATAAGGTCAACATTCATTAGAAATTTAGTTGAAAATAAAGAGAATATCAAATATTTAGTACCCAAAGAAGTTGAAATGTACATAAATATATATAAACTATATAGATAAAAAATGAATAAATTAATATTAAAAATATTATTTGGTAAACGAAAAGATAGTTATGAAGGAGAATATGCTTCAGAAGCTTTGGAAATCATTGATGAATATTCTGAGGACGAAGCTCCTGATTTTCTTACAGATAAATTAAAAGATTATCAAAAAGACGATAGCTTTGCAAATTTAACAATAATTGAAATAGAAGTAGATGAAGAAAAAATAAATAATTTTTTGAAACCTATAAACAAAATTGAAGGAAAAATAAAATGATGAAAATAGACTGCAAAAAAGAAACTGAAAAAATAGTAAATTTTATACAAGGTACTTTTGAAGAAAAAGGTTTTGAGAATGCAGTTATAGGTATTTCTGGGGGATTAGATAGTGCTGTTGTACTTGCTTTGTTGATTAAAGCATTAGGAAAAGATAAGATATATGGATATTATATTCCTTTAGACAACCCTGACGGATTCACTACTGATGCATTTGTTGTTAGTGACAAATTTGAAAATCGTATGGATACTTATAGTATAGGAAAATTCATTGAGATGTTTAAAGTTACTTTTCCAAAATTAAAAGATTGGAAAGTTAGAGTTGGAAATATTATAGCTAGAACTAGAATGATGATTTTATATGATATGTCAGCTAAAAATAAAGCTTTAGTAGTTGGAACAAGTAATAAAACTGAATTAACTTTAGGATATTTTACTCAATTTGGTGATGGAGCTTGTGCTTTAGAACCAATTGGACATCTATATAAAACACAAATAAAACAGTTAGCTGAATATTTAGAAGTTCCTCAACAAGTTATAGATAAAGCTCCAAGTGCAGAATTATGGGAAGGGCAAACCGATGAAGAAGAATTAGGTATGACTTATGAAGAAATAGATAAAATATTATTTGCTATGCAAAATATGAGTGATTTTTGTGATTTACAAGTTGTAAAAAAAATGAGTGACAAATATAACTTTGTAAAACTTGATAATAATTTTTACAAAATAAAAAATATAATTAAAACAAATAAATTTAAATCAGAATTACCTTATAAGATATGGGAGTAAAAAATGAAAGTAGGACAAGAAGTAAAAGCAATATTACCTTGTGATGGAAAAACATCTATTCAATATGAAATAGGTAAGATAATTTATATAGGAAGGAGAGTTCTGGTAGAATTTTTTAGTAATGTATGTGGACATAATGGAAATGGTATAGGCAAAAACAGACACTGTTGGATGATTGATTTCAACAAATTACAGGAGGTTTAAAATGGGAAATGATTTGGAAAGAGGATTATTTCAGATAATAGCAATAAACAAAGATAATGATAGTATAATTTATGAAACAAAAATAGTTGCTGAAGGTGAAAAAGAAGCTCTTTATGAAAGTAATATGAAAGAAGAACTTGCAAAAAAAAGCTTGACAAAAAATGATGTGTATGTTATAGTAAAAGAGATTGCTAGAGTACCAGAAAAAGAAGAAGTTAAGAAAGTTAAGATTATAGGTCAAGTAGGTAAAACTATTTTAGCTACAGAAAGATAAGGAGAATAAAATGACTATAGTTGCTGATAAAATATGTGAAATGAGATTGTTAATTTCTACTAAGGAATTAGCTTGGTTTAAAGAAAACTTTCCTAGTTTCAAATGGGAATCGGGAGATACCACAATAAAGTGGAATGCTAATGATTCAAATGAAGTTGAAATGGCTAAAAAAGCATTTAACGCATATAAAAAGAAACATCCAAAAGCATTAGCTTTTAAAGTTGATAAAAATGATAAGAAAAATGCTAATGAATTAAAAGATTTTGACCCTAATGCAGAAATGATAATAATGCAAGATTGGATGCATAAAGGATAAAATGGAATTTCGTAAGTATAATAATCCTAATAACTTTACAGAAACTCTTAGTATACAATATGCTTTACCTAATGGGGAAGAAAAAGTTTTAGGTATAGATATAGATAAAAATAGATATCTTCGTGATGGAGCTATGGATTATTATAAGCATACTGAAGAAGTTGCTAAAAGAGAATTGAAAAGAAGAGCAGATGAAGATATTCAAAAATGTATGGATGAAAGGATAAGAGCAATGGCTACTATACCTACTAATTATCTTAATTGTGAAGAACCTACTAGAGCTGAAGCATATCAACAATATGTTCAAGGGAATTTTGTAGAAGAAGATAGAATAGATGCTACATCATATGCTGTTGCTTCTTCTACTGCTTCAAGTAATGCAACTTTAAATTTTACTACTTTAGCAAATTCTATAGCAAGTTTAACTGAATGGGCTAATGGGTATTCAAATCAATGCCAACAATATCCAAGAACAATTAAGATTAAGTTTAAAGATGGTAATAAAACTTTAGAAATAGAAAAAAATGTTAAGGATTCTATAGAAATAACTAAAGAAGATATTGAAAAAGCTAGAGTTAAATGGTGGAAAGGTGCTAGATTTCAGATATTGGAACGCAAAGCAGAAAAGAAAGCTGAAACATTACTCCAATCTTTTATTGGTGAAATAGATTTTAGAAATTATAAAGAGAGAGGTTTCTTTACTGTTAAACAAGGAAATAAAATATTTAGAATATGGAAAGATAATCATAAACATATAGATATGTGGGAACAAGAAGGATTACTTTTTCAGCCTAAAAATAGATTATGTGTTCATACTCCTACAAGAGAAGTTCCATTGGCAGACGAAGCATTAAGTAAATTATTAATGATAAGGTCTGGAAAAATTATAAAAGGAAGTAATCATTATTCAGTGAATGGATTATTACCTACTATAAAAAATGAAAAAGAATTAGTACTAATATAAAGGATTACTTATGTGGCAATTTTTACAATTTTTGTTTATCTTCATAGCAGGACATAGTTTAGCTGATACAGCTTTACAACCTGTATCTATGGGTAGAGGTAAAAGTAGACATAGAAAAATAGATATGACTGCTGTTCCTCCTGGACAAAAACCTCTTAATTTATGGTTTTTATGGTTATGTCACCATGCTGTTTTACACGGGATTGTTGTATTTTTTCTAACCTTTTTACTTACTAAAAAGATATCGTTTTCAATTACTCTTGGAATGATAGAAAGTGTTTCTCATTGGATTATAGATTTTTTTAAATGTGAAGGTAAATATAATCCATATGTTGACCAAACATTACATTATCTTGTTAAAGCAGGGTTAGTAATTGCAATAATATGGAGTTTATTATGAAAAATTTAGTATTAGAAAGAATTGAAAAAGAACTTTGTCCTATTTGTGCTAAGAATATGAGTAGTGTAAAGATTAAAATAGTTAAGTATAATAATCAAGAAGTTTTTATATGTGAAAGTCATTATGTGGAAAAGGAGATAAGATGAATGAAATAAGTTTATTCACTATAATTGTGTCTATATTTGTGGGTATGGGAATTTATAAAGTATTAGAAGCTTGGGCTGAAAAGATAAGAAAAAAAGCTTTTTCTAATGAAGTTATGAGATTATTTAAAAACAAATTTGTTTCAGAAGATTTTAAACTTACTATTACAAAAGGAAAGAAGAAATGAAAAAAATTAGGAAAATAAAGTTTTATAATAACAAAACAACTACACATTGCTTAAATTTTCCATTTATTTGGTTTGAAAAAATCTATTCTGATATGTGTTTGATAAAAATAGGAAATTATGTAATAGAAATAAATACTGGAGAATAAAATGAAAATATTATTTTGGAATGTAGATACTCAAAAAGATTTCATGAATAAAGATGGAGCCTTGTATGTTGAAGGAGCAGAAAGTATAAAACCAAACTTAAAAAAACTCACAGAATTAGCAGACAAACATTCTATAACAGTAGTTAATACTGGAGATTGTCATACGGAAAAATCTGAAGAATTATCAGAAACTCCAGATTTTAAAACTACTTTTCCAAAACATTGTATGGTCAAAACTGAAGGATGTGAATTCATAGATGAAACTAAACCACAACTTAAAGACACTAATTTTTACATAACTAGTTCTTATATAGGAGAATTAAATCCAGATTTTCTAAAAGCTAAAAATATTATAATACACAAAGACAAGTTTGATGTATTTGAAGGAAATCCACATACAGACAAAATATTAAAAGAATTAAATCCAGAAGTTGTTGTAGTATATGGAGTTGCAGCTAATGTATGTGTGAACTTTGCTATTCTTGGATTACTAGCAAGAGGTAAAAAAGTATATGTGGTCATAGATGCTATTAAAGGATTACCTAATTTACCATTAGCTCATTTAATAGAAGATTGGATAAAAGCAAAAGCTTTAGTAATCAAAACTGAGAATGTTGAAGAAATAATAACTAAAAATAAATAGGAGATACAATATGCCTTACATCAAAGAAAAGAGAAGAAAAGAGTTAGATAGAGGTTCTCAGCTAGAATTAATTGGGTTAGGTTGTCAAAATCAAGGAGAATTAAATTATGTTATTTCTATGATATGTAAAGGATATTTAAACAAGTTAGGAATAATTAAATATGCTCGTTTGAATGATATCATAGGAGCTTTAGAATGTTGTAAGTTAGAATTTTATAGGCGTGTAGCAGTAGCTTATGAAAATTTGAAAATCAAAGAAAATGGAGATGTCTATGAGTAATGAAAAGTAAAAAATTTTATTGTATAGATTGTGACAGAAAAATAAAACGAGGAAGATATAATGTTTAATCAAAAAGAATATATGAAATTATATTATCAAGAACATAAACTAAAAATAAAACAACAATCTAATAACTGGTATAACAGTAATAAAACACAAGCTTTAAATAATAATAAAGTTTGGAGAGAAAATCATCCTGAAAAAAAGAGAGAAATTGATGAAAAAGCTCGGAAAAAATTTAAAACAGTAAATCCTTGGGCAACTAATTATCATCATGCAAGAGAAAGATGTACTAACCCAAATCATATTAGTTATAAATCTTATGGAGGCAAAGGAATTAAATTTTTAATGACTATGGAAGATTTTAAATTTCTTTGGTTTAGAGATAAAGCTTATTTAATGAAATTTCCAAGTATTGATAGGATTAAAAATAGAGACAATTATATTTTATCAAATTGCAGATTTCTTGAATTAAAACAAAATATTCGTAGAAAAAGAAAATAAAAGAAAATGGAGAGGTTTATGAGTAATTGGATATATAGTATTTTATCAGGAGTTAGTCTTGTAATAGGTGGTCTTCTTTTTGCTGCAATTTTTGGTGGTTTTTGTGATTTTATGGAAAAAAGATTCCCAAGAATTTGGTTATGTATTGGTTTTGTTATATTAATAGGAGTAATAAGTCTCTTAACTTTACTTGTTAATGACCATTTATCTAGCCCTGAAACTAAACTAAAAAAAGTTACAAGTAGTATAGAATCAACTAAGGAAAAATTAATAGTAATAAATAAAGAATTAATAACATTTGAAAACGAATTTAATGAACTAACAAAAAATGAATAAAAATTACTTGACAAAAAAAGAAATATATGATAGAATTAGACTTGATTGGAAATTATTTAAAGATAAAATAAAAGATTGGATAGCAATAATAAAAACTCTAAAAAAAGCTGTAAATTCAAAAGGGTTTTTAGTAACTATAAGTTATAAGACAAAAACAATAGAAAATGAAAAAGATTTACTTCATTATTGGATATTAAAAGATTTTCCGACCAATGCTATTTTATCTTCTTTATCTGCATTATATAAGGATTTAGATAAGAAAGAAGTAACTATTAAAGAGATAGAAACATTTTTAAAAGAAAACAAAGGAGTCAACAATGAATAAAACTATAAATATTCCAGCTTTTACAATTAATCAAATGGTTTACATTGTTAATTTTGATAATTTTACTATAGAACGAGGAAAAATAGATGAACGACATTGTGATGAAGATGGTAATTATACTTATGTATTTATCACTACAAATTATCCAAGTATAAAAGTAATAACAAACGATGAAGAAGAAAATTTTTATCCAGCAGAGTTAGTATGTGAAGAAGAAAATATATTTTTAAATTTTGAAATTGCTAAAAATTATATGGAAGACATAGTGAAAGAAACATTAAGTGATGTTAGGAAGTTAACTGAAAAAGATATAAGAGAGATATAAAATGAAATTTGAAAATCAAGTAGTTAGTTTAGAATTAAGTAACCGATTAAGAGAAGCAGGGTATAAGCAAGAAGGGTTGTGGTATTGGTATAAAGAACCCAACTTTAAGTTAGAAATTAAAGGATTACCTTTACTAACTAAATTTATTGTTGCTGTAGCTCCTACTGTTGCAGAGTTAGGTGAGGAGTTGCCAAATTGGTATGGTTCACAAAAATATGGAAAAAAAGAATGGTGGCTTTGCAAACCCTACGGTCTTGACCCTGATAAGCATTCAATAATGGAAGAAGCTAACACCGAAGCAGATGCAAGAGCTAAAATGTGGTTATCTTTAAAAAAGGAAAAATTATTATAGAACATGAGAATATTTACTAAAGAATGGAAGAAAAAAATTTCAGAAGCAAAAAAGGGACATCCACAATCTAATACTGGAAGAACTCACTTTAAAAAAGGACAAGTTCCTTGGAATAAGAATAAAAAAATGTCTAAAGAATTTTGTGAAAAAGATAGACTTTCTCATTTGGGAAAATTAAATGCAAATTATGGAAAATCTCGTTCAGCAAATACTAAAGAAAAAATAAGAAAAGCTCTTACTGGCAAAAAACAGCCAAATATCAGTAAAGCTATGAAAGGTAAATATAATGGAGACTCTATTGCTAAACATCATATTTATCTAAAAGAGAACAGTTCTGATACTATTCCTCTTTCAAGAAGAGAGCATAGAAGAATTCATTGTTTGGCTTATGATTATTTATACTATACTTATGGTAAAAAAGGTATAGATAAATACATTAAATGGTTTTTAAAACGATTTGGAGGTGATTAAAATTCGTTATTGGTTTACATCGGATTATCATTTAGGTCATTTTAATATTATAAAATATTGTAATCGTCCATTTTCTTCATTAGAAGAAATGAATACTACTATTATTCGTAATCATAACGAAAGGGTTAAACCCAATGATATAGTATTCTTTGCAGGAGATTTTATGTTTCGTAATAGTGTTGGTGGTAAAAAAGGTGAAGGGGCAATATACAAAGCTGAACACTATATCAAACAACTTAATGGGAGATTTGTATTTATTAAAGGAAATCATGACAGAAATAATTCATTAAAAACAATTATAGAAAGATTGGTTATTGGTTATGGTGGAAAACGAGTAAATATCGTACATAATCCTATACATGCAGATAGTAGTTATGTAATGAATCTAGTTGGTCATGTACATAACAACTGGTCATTTAGAAAATTAAATTCAAAGTCTGATATGATTAATATAGGTATTGATGTATGGAATTTTAGACCAGTTACTTTTGAAGAGATAATGAAGAAATATAATCAGTGGAAAAAAACTTGTAATATAAAAAAATGACTAAAGAAATAAGTAAAGCAGAAAAAAAAGCTAGAGAAGCACAACAAAATAAAGATAAGCGTAAGAAATTAGATTTCAGAAAATTCGCTAATAATATGTTTAAGAATCCTACTAAACACCTTCCTTTAGTAGTAAGAGGGATGGGACTAGGTAGAAAATCTTATTGTTATGACTGTGAATCTTATTGTTCAGAAGTTAGAATTAAAGAAAACGGAGATATGATTTGTGTTAAATGTAATAGTAATTCTGTAGAGTCAAGAGAAAAAAATCCTTCTTGGTGGAAAAAAGTATTTTGGAAATATAAACAAACTAAATATAGTCTGGGAGTAGTTAATGAATATTTTCAAAACGATTACAAAAATAAGGAAAAATAGTGAGCCAAGACAATAGATGGTTTTGGGGACAATTTGGAGTTGGAAAAGGTCAGTATGCTTACTGTGTCAAATGTAATAAAAGAGTTTCTGCAATTATAAAAGAAGATAGTAAATCATATTGCAAAGAATGTAATTCAGAAGTAGAGTGGAGAAAAAATGATTAAAACAAAATTTTATTTTACTTGTCAAGTATGTGGTAAAAAATATCAAGGTAAATCTAGTTTTTTAAAATTGTATAATGTAAAAAAAGATGACCTTGCTAAAATATTTGTATGTATTAATTGTTTTCATTTATTTGAAAATATGCTTAAAGGATTGTGTTTTGCTATGGCAAGAAAAAAAGCAAAGAAAAAACGAAAAGGAATGACTAAATCTCAAGCAACAAGATGGGCTTTAGACCATATAAGTTAAATGAAAACTATTGTTATATCAGATACTCATAAAGATTTTTCTAAACTGCAAGTACCAGATGGTGATGTTTTAATTCATGCAGGAGATATAGATGCATATAATTATTCATCAACATTGAAAGATTTTAATAAGTGGTTAAAAAAATTACCTCACAAACATAAAATAGTAATTGCAGGTAATCATGATAAATATATATATCAAAACGATATTAACAAAGTAAAGAAGTATCTTGATAATGCTATTTATCTTGAAAACTCTGGGTGTGAAATAGAAGGGATAAAGTTTTGGGGGAGCCCAATTACTCCAACTTTTGGTGATTGGTTTTTTATGGCTGAACGAGGCTCTGATATAAATGAATATTGGAAGAAAATACCTCTTAACACAGATGTACTTATTACTCATGGGCCACCTTATAAAATATTAGATTATGTAGACTTTAGTTATGCTAATCATCATGTTGGGTGTAGTGATTTGTTAAAAAAAATAAACAAAGTTAAACCCAAATTTCATATTTTTGGTCATATTCATGGGGGATATGGAATACATAAGGAAAATGACATAACTTTTGTGAATGCTAGTGTTATGAACGAAGATTATGATGTAGTAAACAAGCCTATAGAAATAAATATATAAACCAAAATAATACTTGACAAAACCGGTCCCACGGGCTATATTATATATATGACACTAAATAATAAGAACACTAAAATAACTCCAGATTTTTTAGATAAAATGATAGAACCACGAAAATGGTATAGTCATTTATGGTGGTTAATTAGATATCAAATGTGGAACAAAATTAGAGATTTGAAATGGCAAGTCCCAAACCTTATTGGTCGTATGAGAAGAGGGTGGGGCAATGCTGATACATGGGGATTCTGTAATTACTTAGCAGATGTAATATCAGGTGGTTTAAAACACCTTAAAAAAATTAAACATGGACATCCCGCCACACTAGACCCACTCACTGGAAAATATGAATATGATGAAGCAAGATGGAATAGAATTTTAGATAACATAATTTGGAGTTTTGATATTGCTGGTAAAATTGATGATATTGTACATTACCTACCTACAAAAGACTGGACTGAAAAAAGATATAAAGAACGTGTAAAGTTAATAAAGGAAATGAATAAAAAGTTTCCAGACCTTGAACAATCAATAGTACTCACAAAAGAAGAAAGCAAGAAGTATGAAAAAGGATTTAGCTTGTTTGCTAAATATTTTCATAGTTTTTGGGATTAATAAAAAGCAGATAAAAAAACAATATGATAATATATAAAATTACAAATACTGTAAATAAAAAAATTTATGTAGGTAAACAAATTCATAAAAATTCTAAATATATGGGGTCTGGTTTGTTATTACATAAAGCTATTAAAAAGTATGGAATTAAAAAATTTAAAAGAGAAGATATTGAAATTTGTAAAACTAGAAAAGAATGTGCTATGAGAGAACGTTATTGGATTAAAAGATTAAATTCTCAAAATCTGAAAATAGGTTATAATATTTCAGATGGTGGAGAATGTGGAGATAACTTTACTCATAATCCTAATAAAGAAGAAATACGCCAAAAAATTTCTATATCTTTAAAAGGAATTAAACATCCAGAATGGAGAAATAAAATAAAGAGTAAAGCACAAGGTGGTAAAAATCATTGGAATTATGGTAAACATTGGTCAAAAGAAATTAAAAAGAAAATGAGTTTAAGTCATAAAGGACAAATATCTGCTATGAAAGGAAAGAAATTTTCGTTAGAAAGATGTTTGAAAATGAGAATTAGAAATTTTGTTCCAATTGTACAACTAGATTTAAATAATAATATTATTAAAAAATGGAAAAGTTTTATAATTGTTAAAGAAACTTTAGGTTTTGTATCATCTAACATTGTAGAATGTTGTAAAGGAAAAAGGAATAAAGCACATGGATATAAATGGAAATATGCGTAAATCATCTATTATAGCTTGCGATTTTGATGGGACTTTATGTGAACATAAATTTCCAAATATTGGAGAGCCATTCACTCATGTTATTGATAAACTCATAGAAAGAAGAAAAAATGGAGATAAACTTATTCTGTGGACTTGTAGAGAATGTTATCCTCTTAGACAAGCAATAGAGTGGTGTAAAAACAAAGGTTTAGAATTTGATGCTATTAACGAAAATGTACTTTCTCAAAAAAATAAAGATTATGCTATTAGAAAAATTTATGCAGATTCTTATCTAGACGATAGAAATATAACTTCAGAAAATTTATAAGGACGTACAACTTATGGAAACACCAGAATGGGTAAAATCAGGAAGTTTTATAATAGGAGCTATGATAGTTTGGGATTTAATAAGAATTCCTTTACAAGCTTGGATTACTAAGTTATTTATGAGTAATAATTTTAAAAAAATAGAAGACAGTGTTGAAGACATAGAAGAAGCATTGGAAGAAGAAAATGGAAATAGCAACTAAAACAATAGAAAAAATATTTGAAAGAAAAGTAGTTCCATTTATATCTGTAATGGGAGTTGATACAGCATCTAGAACTGGATGGTGTAAAATTACTACAAATCCCAAATATATAACACTAGATTATAGTTTTATAGATATTCAAACTAAAAACAAATATCATAAATACAATCAATATATAGATATTTTTTTTAGTCTTCTAAGTCAAAATACAGATATTATAATTATTGAAGAAACTTATTATGGAAAAAATGTTAAGACTTTTCAATTGTTATCTCGATTAGGAGGTCTTGTATATGCAGTTGCTCATAAATTAGGGATAAAAGAGAAAAGTTTTATATTAGCTGTTTCTGCTAGAAAAGCTTTAGGTTTTAAAGGAAATATTAAAAAAGCAATTATTCACAAACAATTTATAAAAAAAATGAATTTAAAATTAAATGATGAAGATGTTATAGATGCAATGATTCTTGCCTTAACAGGAATATTCGAGGAGGAAAAATGATTTTAGTAAAAATTTTACTTGTATTATTAGCTACTGTTTTATCTGGAATTTTATATAGATTGGGTGGAGCAGCAAAGAAAAATGATTGGTTAGATATATTAAGAAATAGTAAGACTAGAGATTGGGGTTGCACATTAATAGTAATAGCTATGATGATAGCTAGTCCAATAACTTGGTGGGTACATATAATTGTATTTTTGCTTATGTGGGCAGCATTAACTACATACTGGGATGATATGTTTGGTTATGATAATTATTATATGCATGGATTTGTTGTTGGTCTTGCTTGTCTCCCATATGCTATTGTATTGGGTGGCTGGGCATGGGCAGCATGTGGATTGAGAGCTGTAATAATGGGAGTTGTAATGGGTTACTGGTGTAAAATAAATAATAATGATATAAAAGAAGAATTAGGAAGAGGAGCTATTATACCACTTACTATACCATTAATGTGGATATAAAATGAAAAAATGGGAAAAACTTCAATGGTATGTTGCTCGAAAATTAAATCAATTAGGAATAAAAGCAAGACCTACTAAAGCTTCAGGAGCAAGTACAGAATTAGGTGATGTATTAAATGATTCTTTTTTAGTGGAATGTAAACAAAGAAGTACTAAAAATATAACTATAGACTTAGCTACTTGGGAAAAAAATAAAGCATTGTTACCAATTAATAGTAAACGAATACCAATTTTAGTATTAGAAAATAAAGAAGTTAAAAGATTTGTAGTTCTTGACACAGATGATTTTTTTGATATATTGAAAAATTGGATAAAATAGGTAATAACATATGACAAAAAAAGAAACAACTCACACAACTAAAGAAGAACGCATTGTAGCTCTTGCAAATATAATGAGAAAAGTTAATAAAGATTTAGGTGCTGATGCTATAAAATTTGCTAAAGAGGAAAAAATTAAAGGTAGAATTTCTTTTGGAGTTGAAGCAGTTGATGAATTTACAGGTGGTGGTGCAGTAAGAGGTAATTTTTGCATAGTATATGGAGGAGATAGTACTGGTAAAACATCATTAGCTTATTTTCAAATAGCTAAAAATCAAAAAAAAGGTTTGACTTGTGTTTTATTTGATTTAGAACACAGTTTTGATACCATCAGAGCAAAAAGTTTTGGAGTAGATTTAAACAAATTAATTTTAATAGAAAAAATAAAAACTGCTGAACAAGCCATGGATATTTTAATTAAATTATGTAAAGAAAAAGTTATAGATTTTGCTGTAATTGATAGTATTCAAGCAATGTCTCCTAGAGGACAACAAGAAAGTAAAAAAGGAGCAGAAAAATCAGTAGAAGATGATACTATAGCATTACTAGCGAGAAAAATGAGTCAGTTTCTTGTTATGTCTAAAGATTCAGTATATGCTGCTAATGTAGGAGTTTTAATGATAGGACAAGTTAGAACTGGAGGTATTGGTACTTTTGTAATAACTACTGCTTTAACGGGGGGTTTAGCTCAAAAACATTATTCTTTAATGACTTTGTTTATGAGAAGAGGTCAAAAAGCAGATGCTCCTGTAGAAAAATATAAAGAATATTTTGAAGATGAAAAAGGAAAACAACGTTATACAACCAAGGAAAGAATTGTTGGGTTTGATTGTGTTATAAAAATTGTAAAAAAGAAAATATCAAATTGTAAAAATGAGGGAAGTGTATTACATTTACCCTTTTATTTTGATACTGGATTTTTCCCACCCGAAAAAGAAGAAGATAACGAAGTTGTAGTTAAAACAAAAAAGGAGAAATAATGTTAAAAACTCTTTATACTTACGACCCAAAGAAAAATAAAAAAATATTAGCTGGAACTTATAAAGATGGTTTCTTTTTTAAGAAAGCTTCTTCTAGACATTTTATGGTAAAAGAACAAGGGTATGGAATTCAAGAAGATATAATAATGAAATTGGAAGAATTAAAATGTGAACGAGTTTATATAGAAACTCCTACTCATACTTATAGAACTGAATTTTCAGATTGGTTAAAACAAGAAATTAAGAATTATGGTCACGGAAATCAAAGATTTCTTTCAGTAAACAGAACAAAATTATTTTAAGGAGATTTATGAATCTTGAAGAAATATTAAAAATGTTTGAATCCGAAGAAAATATTCTACTTTTATTACAAGAATTAATGCCTATTTTTGAAAAAATAAATGATTATGCTCAAATATTTCAAAATCATAAAGTTTCAATAAATTCAGAAGAATGTAAAAAAGCATTAGATGAATTAACAGGGATATATATGTATTTAAATCCTATACATTCTATAGCACTTTCTACTAAACAAAATAAAGAAGATGAATATTATGTTGAAAAAAGAAGTGAAATTTTAAAAGAATTAGATGGGAAAAAATTTATTTCTGCTTCTTTAGATAGAGCAGCTTCTGTTCATGTAAAGAATTATAGATTAGTAAGAAATTTATTAAAAAAATATACAGAATCCTGTGATAAAGCGATTTCATCTTGTCAATCTATATTAAAATATGCTGGTGAAGAAATAAAACTAAATAGATAGGTTAAATATGAGTTTAATGTGGTTTGCAAATGAAATGGATAAAAAATTAATAGAGAATTCTCATAAATCTGGTTGGGCAAATTGTACACTTCAATATCTTTCAATGAGATTAACACAAGAACGAAAAGAATTAGCAAGAGCAATAAAAAGCAAGGATAAAAGAAATATTATAAGTGAATGTGTAGATATAGCTAATTTTGCTATGATGATAGCTGATAATATGAAAGTTCAATTAGATGATGAAGAAACAGATATAAATGGAGATTTAACTATATGAAATTGTTAAATATAGCTAATACTAAACGATTAGTTAGATTATTTTGCAGAGATGATAATGGAAATCAAGTGATTATAAATGACGATTCTTTTTTCCCATTTTATTACGAACCTGATTCAGTGGGAAAGTATGTAGGTTATGATGGAGTAAAACTAAAAAAAGTAGTTTGTGCTGAACCAAAAGATATTAAGGTTCAACGAAGTAATAAGAGTTATAGTAGTGATATAGTTTTTGTTAAAAATTATATGATTAATAAAGTAGACAAACTAGAAAAAACTATAATAAAATATCTGTTTATAGATATTGAAGTTCTTAATAATAGTACTAAATTTCCAGACCAAAATGAAGCATTGTATCCAGTAAGTTGTATAACTGTATACAATTCATTGTATAACAATATGCAAACTTGGTGGCTTAAAGAGTTTAAAGATGAAAAAACGATGTTAGATGATTTTATTGCATATATAAAATCAGAAGCTCCAGATATATTATTAGCTTGGAATATTGATTTTGACTATGATTACTTATATAACAGAATACCTGATTTTGCTAGAAGAATTAGTCCTATAGGTAGAGGAAGATTTCAAGGCAAAAAAGATATGTTCTATCCAACAGGTATAAGTATTTTAGATTATCTTGGTTTATTTAAGAAAGTATTTCCTAGAGAACAGTCATATAAACTAGATGATATAGCTCAAAAACATCTAAAAGATGGAGAATGGGGAGATACTGTCTTTGGGCTAACTGAGAGGGTCAGAGAGAAGAATATTAATGATGTCAATAGAATGGTCAAATTAGAGGAAAAGTACTCTCTAATAGCCTATTATGACGAAATACGCCGGTTATCTAAGTGCCAATGGGAGGATTTATACTATAATTCGAGAATTGTAGAATGTTTGCTATTAGAAGAAGCAAAACAGCAAAAGGTTGTTCTTCCATCACGAAAAGAATCAGCAGAAAAGGTAGACTATAAAGGAGCAACAAGAGAAGCTGTTAAAAACGGAATTTTTTATGATATAGGCAAATTTGATTTAGGTTCAGCATATCCAGCAATGATATATAATTTTTGTTTAGATAGTACAAATATAAGTGAAAAAAAAGAAGGTGTAAATATTAATGGAATTTATTATAGACAAAAAGAAGGTGCTTTACTACCTTCTATAATTAAGAAAGTATTAACTATAAAAGATAATTTAAAGAAAGCTAAAAAAACTGATTCTTCTTTAAATAATCAATATGAAGCAATTAAAGCTATTGTAAATTCTTGTTATGGAGTTATGGCTAATCAGTACTTTAGATTATATGACCCTAAAGTAGCT